TACCTGAGTCCCAATCATATGCCACTACACATAGTGCTGTTGGGTCTTTATATCCTACGTCCAATCCTGCTATAACGTCCATTTTACTGGTGTCTAATTCTGATAGATCCGCTATACATTTTTCGTAATCGAACGCCCATATCTGACCTTCATAAGTATTAAAGTCAGCCATGTACTCTTGGGCAAATTCTGCTCCCGACATGGATTTTTTTGCCTCTACAATATCTTCTTCACTAAATCTTGGGTTTTCATGATAAGTTGCTCGAATAGAAACCCATTCTTTAAAGTCGTCTGAAAACCCACGATAAAAGAAGTCGGCAAACCAATTATTTCTTCCACGAGGAGTAGAAATAAATATTGCCTTACTATTGTCTTTATCTAGTGTAGGTCTTAGTGCTATATTGAAAGCATCTCTACCATCTACAAGTGCTGCTTCATCAAATATTATTAAATCATATGATCTACCTACACAAGAATCTACTTGATTAATTGATCCCATACGAACAGTAGAACCATTTGATAGTTCTATAACTCTATCCTTAGCATTATCTTTTGTAACTTCTAAATCAAAGTGCCTAATCAACTGTCTTTGTAAATCAAAGGATATCTGAGATAAAGAGTAGTTAGGTGACATAATTAAGATGTGCGTATTCGGGACAAGTGCTGTGAGTTGTCCTATAATATTTGAAATATAAGTTTTACCCTGACGTCTTGATACTGCTCCACATACGAAACGGTATTTAGGGTTGTTGATTGCATTTATGATTGCACATTGAGATGGTATAGGTGTGACTCCTAATAGATCCATGTAGGGTTCTATAGGAAGTTTGATAAACCTATCTTCTGATGAATAGGGAGTAAGGTCTTTACCCACTACGTCTTTGCGACTAATTTCTAACGTCAATGTACTGTTTTATTAGTTGATGAATGAATAATTTGGTGCGATTGAGCAAGGTGGTATAGATATAGGAATCCCCCGCATAATGATGCCATTTGCAAGTTGTCTTCTGTAAGTTGACCTGTTTCTCTAGATGTTCTATCTACTCGATCCAACACTTTCTGTGCTGATTCTGAGAGATTATCTAGCCAACTTTCATCTAAATATCTTAAATCTATATCTTCTACCATTACCTTTTACCCAATCTTTGAGTTCTTGTCTTTTTATATTTTTGGTACTTACTACGTTTTTTAGCAGCACTTCTACTCTTTTTATACTTCTGCTTAGCAGCTCTTTTTTTGGCAGCTGCCCTTGAGTTACGTAGCTTTTTTCTAGCAGCCACTATCCTTCAGTAAGAACTGCTGTACCTTTTATTTCTGCGTGAGCAGCAAATATTTGATCAGTAGTCGCTTTCTTTATTACGGCGGCTTCCCCACCTGCTAAAGAAAATGTTCCTAATGTGGCATCTGCTGAATTTGCGACTGTTACTAGTCGTACAGTAGTACCTGTATTTACTAATCTAACATTAGTTGATGCATCGAATGTAGAGGCAGCCCCTACACTAGTTCCACAAGCAGCCTCGGTGCCTAGCACTTTTAAAGCTCCCATATCTATTTCTCCTTCTCTGTCTTTTCCTGTGCGTCAGCTCTCACTTCTGCGTAGGTCTTTGTTTTCTGTTCAGCGGCAATCATTTTGTCGTGAATGTCTACAGTACCGTCCCAGTTCTTATCTGAGCCGTTTAAAACATTCCAAACTTTACTATACCACTTAGTCATTTTCTTTTGAAGCTTTTTCAGCTTCTTCTTTTGATTTGAATTTGCGTAATCTGCCACTCGCATCGCGGAACTTCCATAGACCTCTACTTTCGTAGATTTCGGGTCCTGATGGAGCCACAGGCTCTGCGGCAGGCTTCGCTACTTTGGTTTCGTATTCAACCATTTTCACTACTCCTGTAATTATGTTTACGTCTATAATCGGCTAGTGCCTTTTCTATAGACTCCTCTGCTAAAATGGAGCAATGTATCTTGATAGGTGGTAGGTCCAATGCATTAGCTATTTCTTTATTAGTGATGTCCTCCGCCTGTTTCAGTGTTTTGCCCCGTAGCATATCTATTAACTCGCTGGAGCTCGCTATTGCCGAGCCACAACCATAAGTTTTGAATTTTATATCTGTTATGATGCCATTTTCGACTTGCAATTGCAGTCTCATAACATCCCCACACGCTGGCGCTCCGACCATTCCAGTACCCACATTTGGGTCATTGGGATCGAAGCGTCCAACATTATGCGCTTCTGGATCCTTTAGTACGTTTTCAAAACGTTTAACTACTCTCTCCGAATAAGCCATTTAGAAACTCCACCCTAAAGTAAGAGCTGCGCTATCCATAACGTCTCCGTGTCTAGCGCTATCTAATACTAGAAGGCCTACATTTACGCCTTTCCAATCTTTAGATACCGTTAATTGTTTGTAGCTAGAATCATCAGGATGTCTACCGTATGATAGGTTTACATCTAATGCTTTTATAAATGGAACATCCATTCCTACTAGTACAAAATCTTTTTCTGAGTCATCTGTGTCAACTGCGTACATGGCACTAAATGGTCCCACATGCAATTTCCCGATTACTTCTTCAACTGCATCATAGTCTCCATCGTTATAGTTATATTGAACTACACTAAAATCTAAAGAGATTTTATCAGAAACTGCTAATGCGTAACCCGCATAGAAGTCATACTCATAACTAGCGTCATCGTTGAAATCCACTTGTGAAGCCCAAACGCCTCCATATAGTCCATTTCCTTCAACTTCTACTCCACCAGATAGTGCGGAAGCACCTCCAGTTTGAGAAGCACCTCTCCAAAAATAATCAGAAGAAAGATCTAAGTTTCCACTTACTCCTGAGTATACTGGCAAAGTCGATATTGCTAGTAATAATGCTAATATTTTACTTTTCATATTTTTCCTTATTTGTCAGGACATACTAATGAATGCCCAAATAACTCCTGCGGCTCCTATTAGACCTGCTCCTGCAGTGCTAATAAGAATCGTTTCTAGTCTATATACGGATTCCTCTACTCCATCGAATCGCTCTGCTGCTCTGGCTTCGATATCTTCTAACCTATGAAAGACGGTTTTCCATCTTTCTGCGCAAACAGCTTCGTGAGTACTGAATCTCGTATCTAAATCCTCGTCATTGTTCATATTTTAAGTGCCCTAGTTGCTTTGAATTTAAAAATTCTATAGTGTATTTTAACAAAATATCAACGGAATGTCAAGAAATATTTTTTCGAGGTTTATGTTTTTTGTAACTTTCTTATTCCTGACTCAAATAATGGGGCAAAAATCTCTACAGGCTCATCCTTGCCTTTTACCTTAATCTTATCGAGTCTTGTGCATCTAACTGTGCTACCGTGTTTGCGGAGATGCTCTAGTGTAAAGTCTGATAATAATATAGGAGTATCATAGGTTCTAGTTTGTACTTCGAGTCTGGCTCCTAAATTTACTGCGTCCCCTACAACTGAATAATCGAACCGTGATTCACTCCCCATATTTCCTACAATACAAGGGCCAGTATTAATTCCTGTTCCTATTACAACAGGGGGAAGGTCTAATCCCTTCTCTTTTAAGTCTTTATTTAATCGTTCAGTAAGTAATTCTATTTCCATAGCCGATTTTAGTGCCATTTCTGCGTGCTTTTCACAAGGTAGAGGTGCGTTCCAAAATGCCATAATACAATCTCCCATATATTTGTCTATTGTACCACCGTTTGCCAGTATAACCTTCGTCATTTCGTCTAAAAATAAATTTATAAGTTCTACAAGCCCTTCTGGATCATCATTTTTCATATACGCTTCTGATATTGGAGTAAATCCCACAATATCTGCGAATAAAAAGGTCATCTCCTTACGTTCTCCACCTAGTTTCATAAGAGAGGGGTCTTTAACTAACATATCTACCATGTCAGGAGATAAATAAGTACCAAATTGACCTTTAATTTGCCTTCTGAGTAAGAATTGTTGGACAAAACTTCTAAAAGTTACTACTGCCCAAAATATAGTTAGTACTAAAATGGCTCCACTTACATCTAAGAGTAGTCCTTGTTGAAAGAAATGCCAGGCTCCGTAACATAGTCCTGAAATGACGGCTAATAGTATAGGTAGCGAAAAATATATAGAGTACGTAGCGAAAGCTAGGATCAATAATACTATTGCGGTAGCACCTAGCTCCGCTACTATTGCCCATGAAGGTTCAGCTGGACTGTCCCCTGCAAGAAGTCCATGTAAAACATTTGCTTGTACTTCATGGGCATACATCGAACCGTTTGGAGTTGGTATAGGATTAGCTACACCCTCGGCTGTAACTCCAAATATTACAAAAGTTGCTCCCTCTAGTGGTTCTCTTAGATATTCTGCCGCAGATTGCCGATAAAAATTTGTATTCCAAGTAGTCCAAATTCTGGCTCTTGGGTCTGTAGTAATTAATGGGTATTCAGGTAGTCGAATCCACTCAACTCCTGTTTCTTTAGTTGATAATTGATAGCTGGGATTTCCAGTTGCTACTCGAAGCATTTCAAGTGCAAAGGAAGGATAGAGCCTATCTTGAACGTTTACGACGAGAGGTATTCTTCTTACCACGCCGTCTACTTCTGGAGCTGTTGTTATTAGTCCTACGCCTGCGGACGCGTCTGCTAGGACGGGTAGTTGTCGTAAAATTCCTGGGTACTGATATAGCCATGGTCTTGGGTTTTCTCCTAATGCGGCAGTTCCTACATGAGGCCCGCCTTCTGTAGCTTGTGTTGAAGCTGTGTATGCTAAAATTGTGGGAACTGCTTTTAAGTCTGCTGCTAGTATATCATCTGCTCTGTTATCTCTAATATCAGGGTCAGGCATTAATACTGTGAGTCCGGGGATGGCATTTGTTCTTGTTATAAGGTCTCCATATAACTGTCTCGGTATAGGGTATCCTCCTACTGCTTCTACAAATTCTTCATCAATATCTACAAGTACGATCATTTCGTCTTGTACTGCAGGCTTAGTAGCCATTAGCCAATCAAAAGTTTTAAGCTCTAGGACTTGTAGAGGATATGGATTCCATATTAAAAAAGATAGCATAGCTATCCCTGTTAGTATTCTTGTTATCATTTTTGTTTATTCCACGCTCTTTCGTGCATATAGTATAAGTACATTTTCGTAGCAATTTCTATACTCGCTATTCCTCCAGCAAGTGTCCACTCTCCAGTTATAAACCAACTAATTAGAAAAGTATCTGTAGTAGCTACTATGCGCCACGTGATAGTTTTAAAGGCACTTCTCCTACGACTCTTTTTTAATGCGTTCATTGTTGAGTAATAGAGATAGTTTTAGTACAATTACTAGAACAATTAAAAGTTGCTGAGTATGATTGGTTTGTCGCGCCGGATTGCGTTACATCAACATCATAATTATTAGTATAAAACTTCATATTAGCAGTATGTGCCCCATTTCCACTCTGAGTTAAATCTATATCTGAATTATCTGCTCCATAGAAGAAGATATCTGCATCTTTATTTCCTGAGCCACTTTGAATTAATGTAACATCATTATTATGGGCAGAGTTATTATTATAGATGTAAGCATTGTGCTCTCCTGTGCCAGATTGAGTAATGGTCTTATTTCCATCATCTCCAAAGTCTAGTATTTTTGCGTATTTATCATTTCCTGTTTGGGTTATAACATAAACGTTATCATCACCACTACCAAGTTGTTCTGCATGGTTGTCATTCCCTGTTTGAGTTATCGTAGAAGTATTATCATCTTCATCTTGATCTAGGTAGGAAAAGTTATCGTCACCGTCTACATTTACTGTATAAGTATTATCCGTATGATTTGACCACACAGTATATATTCTACTAACATTATTACTTCCTTCTATATTGGAAGTCCAATTCGCGTTACTACAAGTATGAGTTACATAAGTAGTACCAGGAAAAGAGCCACTTCCATTATTAGTAGGAGAACCACACAGTATATAAGTGGCATTACCTGCCCCTACTTGTTTAGTAGTTATGTTAGTTCCAGTTCCT